AACAAACATTAGATTTAATAAACGAATTAAAGGAACACGAAGAAGATTTTGAGTGGTATCCCACAAAACAAGAAATGGTGGATTGCATTGCGGAAACATTATCAGAAAATGCACGAGGCGTTTGGCTTGATATAGGTGCGGGGAACGGTGGTTTTTATCAGAAAATGACACAAACACAGCCGCATGCTTTTTGTGATTATGCTATAATTGAGAAGTCGGATATTTTGCGTCGCGAACTTGATAAAATGCTAAAGGGAAATCGTAAAAGCCATATTTTTTATGGTGCAGATTTCCACGAATGCAGTTTATTTGACAAAAAAGTAGATTATATTTTTTGCAACCCTCCATATAGTGAATTTGTTGAATGGACTTGTAAAATAATAGAACAAGGATATTGTGCAAAAGCATTTCTTGTTATTCCGCAAAGATGGGAGGAAAATAATAAAATACAGCAGTTTATAAAACAAAGGGGGTGTTCTTATAAAATACTTGGAAGCTTTGATTTCTTAAATGCAGAGCGACAAGCAAGAGCAAAAATTGATGTAATAGAGTTTGATTTTAGAACTGAATATAAAAATCGTTGGGGTGAAAATGAAACGGGGACTCAAGATCCATTTGTTGACTTCCTAAAAAAAGAATTTAAGTTCACAGAGCCACAAATTCCGCAAGAAGACTTTAAAAGGGAAGAAGTGTTAGAAAGTGAACTTGAGGTAGCAGGAAACCCTATTGAAGCTTATGTGAACGCATACCAAAAGGAATTAATGTCAATGCAAAAGACATATTACACACTAGGGGAGTTGTATCAAGAAAATTCTAAAATTTTCAAAGAATTAAAAATTGATATTGCTATAATCACTACAACACTTCGGGAAAAAATAAAAGCACTTCGTATTTCATATTGGCAACTTTTTATAGATAAGTTTGATAAAATCAATGAACGACTTACATATAATTCAAGAAAGCTGTTGTTTTCAAGTCTTCGTGAAAATGAAAAGCTAGATTTTAGTGTAAGTAATTGTTACGCAATTGTAATATATGCAATTGAAAACGCCAACAAATATTTTGACAAACAAATCATAGATATTTTTGAAAAATTGTCTAATTCGGAAAGCGTAAGATATTACAAATCAAATCAAAAGGTTTATAATGAAGATAATTGGCGTTATAAACAAGAAAAGCCAACGCACTACACACTTGACAAAAGAATTGTTTTTAAAGGTTATTGTAGTCAATTGGAAAAAGACTATGTAAGTGATGATCGCATATTGGGAGATTTAATAGTAATCGCACAAAGTCTGAATTTTAAATTTCGTTGGAGTGATGAATCCATTTATTTACGAGCGGATAAAAGTAAAAATGAAATTTATTTAAACCCAAGTGGTAAAGATGGTAAGTTACAAGATAAAGATTTATTCCTTGAATATCGTTGTTTTAAAAATGGCAATATTCATTTAAGACTCAGTCAAGAATTTATGAAAGCTTTTAATATTGAAGTTGCAAGATTAAAGGGTTGGATTCACAACAAAGAAGACATCGTAAATGAATTTGATTCAGAGCTTGGAATAAGTCCGGAAGATTGTGATAAATACTATAAAACGGTTTATCAAATTGAAGCAGTTCCAAGTCAATTTTTAATTGATATGAAGTAATTCCTTGACTTTCCCAAAAAATGGTTTCAATATCTTTCAAATGGTAAAAGTGGAATAGAGAAAAAGAATACAATGCAGGCAACCGCTTATGCAGTAGATAGAAATTTCGCAAAAGATGTAAATGTTGAAAATAGAAAACAACAACGCTTTTTCAAACAGTTTCGCATTACAAATCACGGTATGGCGTTTTTGATAAAACATAGAAATGAGTATGCAAAATAAGAAATCATATTTTTAAAGCGAGATAAAAATAAAAAATAATATTTTTCCCTTGACTTTTCAAAAAGATAGTTTATAAAGTTGTGTAATTAATATAAAAATACCATGCAAAAACTAAAAAATACCACAAATAATGAAAGAATTTACTACACATGTATGTATCATAATAAATCAAAATATGTTATATTGAATGATAACCCAATATTTTACGGTGAGAAATGTTTAACTGAAACAAGATTTGAAATTTATGATACGCAAGACAATCTTTTGGCAAGATATAATAAATATTGTTTTGAAGATCCATACACACACCAATTTGGCTTAACTTTTGATAAAAATGAACCAATAGAGTTAATGTTTGAAAAAATGAAACAATTATCAAAACAAAATGCCTAAAACTAAAAAAATTTCAAAAGAAAATTACGCAAGAAAAAGAGGCTGGGGAATGCAAACCAGCCCTCTCTCAATCACGACTGCAACAGGACAAGGTTTTGATGAATATTTTAAAATCTTAAACCTTGGCTTAGACAATTCACACGCTGGTTGTCTTGAATATCTAAAAAGGGTTGAAGAGTTAAGACAAATGGGAAAAAAACAATTAATTTAAACAATATATGTCAAAAATAATAACATTCTGCTTCACAAGTGAAAAAGCAAAAAAACTTTACAGCAACGAGCCACCGCAATATGAAACGCCGTTTGCAAGTGGTTTTGATTTAAGGGCAGTTGATTTTGATATTAGCCAGTTCAAGGATTTTAACGAAGATGAAAAAGATGGCGGCTCTTGTTTGTCAAAAGATACGCAACACATAATCACAAATAATGGATATATCATTAATCACAAAGATGGAGATGACGACCACACTTGGAGCGAATTTTTAGAGATATTCAATGTTTATGGTCTTGCATTATATGATGCTGATGATTATGATTGTGAAAATATTGTGGGTTGGGAAATATCCCCACAAGGACGCATCTTAGTAAAAACAGGAATTAGGATTTCAATGCCAATTATGGAAAATGAAATAATGCACTTAGAAATTTGTTCTCGTTCCGGTCTTTCATTAAAAAACGGTGTTTTTGTTTTAAATGCACCAGGAATAGTTGACAATGATTATAGGGGCGAACTTGGTGTGATACTGTATAACGCAGGAAACAAAGCGGTTACAATCAATATTGGCGACCGTATAGCACAAGGCGTTTTCAACCCAGTTCAACAGTGCATTTGGCAAAAAGTTTCGGAAGAGGATTTTGACCAAAACTTTTGCAACACAAAAAGGGGAAGTGGTGGTTTTGGCTCAACAGGAAAATAACTTAATTTAAACAGTATGACAAAAGTTTGGTGCGTGCGTTCACTTAATAACTATAATGGTAAAAAGAAGTACAGTCCCGATTACCATACATCTTATACAATCGGAAAAATACAGTTAGTTGATTATACGCGTGATAGAGCAAGCCACCCAACTACACGCACTATACCACATATTGAGTATGAATTAAACGAAGACTTTAGAAATCGTGGTATAATGTCAAAAGAATTGCCAAGGTATTTAAAATGGTTGCAAAAATATGAATATAATGAATTGATTGCGATTGTAAAAAATGACGATGAATTCGCGGAGTATAGTAAAAAGCTATTGCTTAAGTGCGGTTTCGTAAAATTTGAATTAACAACTTTGGAGGGGTACACCACTTTTCTTTGGCACGCAAAACTTCAAAAGGAATTAAAGCAATTGATTGAGTGGGGAAGGTTGGAAAGTAACACTTGACATTTATATATAACATATTCAAGGTACACTTGCCAGCAGTTTTATTGTTTTCTCTGTTTAGGCTTATCTTCATTAAGCTGTTTTAAGTGTTGCTGGTTTTCATCGGTAGCACTTCCCCTTAGGGGGGTAAGACAAGCAATATTCCCCAAAAACAGTGTTGTAAAATTTCATATTTCACATTAAAAGCTTGACATTTGAGTTTTATTACGATTTTATTACGAAATAGTCGATTTTATTACGATTTTATAAATTTTATTACGAAATAACCAATTCTATTACGAAATATGCAGGATAAAACCAATAAGATAATTCAAATGGATTGTTTGGAATATCTAAGAAGCCTTCCTGATGGGTGTGTTGATTTAGTTTTATTGGATCCACCATACAATATTTCACACGCAAAATGGGATAAGTGGAAGTGTCAAAAAGAATATGTCAACTGGCTTGGTAGTGTATTTTTAGAATGTCAAAGAGTTTTAAAAGATAATGGAAGCTTTTATTTTTGGCATAATGATTTTCAGCAAATGGCAGAATTACAACACTGGATTTCACAAAATACAAGATTTGTTTTTAAATCAATGATTTCCTGGATAAAACCTACTTTTAGAAATATTGCTTGGGAAAATAAACAAGAAGGCAGTAATTTAAGAAGTTGGTTCAATATTCAAGAATACTGTTTGTATTATACTTTTGAAGATGGCAAAATAATATCAATGGACGATTATAATAGGGTTGGGTGTTTTTTGACAATAAAAAAGTATATGTGGGACGAAAGGGAAAAATTAAAACTCACAGAACGAGAGTTATTTTTGTTAATTCACGGATACAATACAAAAAGAAGCAAGATGCACTACTGGAACAAACTGTCTCAATGGCAATTCCCAACTAAAAGAGTCTACAAAAAACTTCAAACAACGGGCTTTTTTCAAAAACCATACGAAGAATTGCGTGCTGAATACGAAGAATTACGACCTCGCTTTAATATTCAAAACGGACACGCTTATAATAATGTTTGGTATTCAAAAGAAGGCAACGGCAATAAAACTTCAAGGAATGGCAAACTCCACACTTGTGAAAAGCCACAAGATTTATTACAGAAAATCATATTAACAAGTAGTAACGAAAATGACATCGTGCTTGATTGCTTCGCTGGAAGCGGTAGCCTAGCTCAGGCGTGCCTTGAAACTAACAGAAACTTCCTTTGTTGCGAACGAGATGAAGGCTATGTAAAAATAGCCAATGACCGCCTTGCAAACTGGAAAGAAGACCTCTTGCGTCAAGATAAGTGGTTAAATGACCGTGGCGTTATGGATTTTGAAAGCGACATTAAGGAGCAAATCAAACAAGAACAAACACAAGGAACTTTAATTTAAAATTTATGCCAAGAAAAGCTAAGGGTCAAGAATTAAACCAAGAGCAGTTAATTGAAATGCAGGCACTGTTTGAAGGCAGTGACTATGGTGGTGTAAAAATTGCAGAAACAATAAACGAACGCCACAATGTCAAAATAACGGAAGGAACTGTGAGACATTATGCAAAAAAAGAAGGGTGGGTTAAGGGTAAGAAAAAAGAATATTACAATGCGAAAAAAGTTGCCAAAGTAACGGAGACGCTGGCAAAAGCAAAAGATGAAGACAGGGAGTATAAATTGATAACAAAGATAAGTAAGCAAGCTGAAAAAGAAGGCGAAAAGGTTGCACTACTTACATTAAAATCTGAATCATTTAAAAGGGAAATAGAGGCAGAATATGCAAAAGGGATATTATTGAGTATTAAAAATCACAATACAGTACAAGAACTAATACAAAGCGGAAAGGTCACGGACACGGAATTTGAGTATGTTGATACAATACAAGGAAAGACTGGTAAGGTTTTACGGAAAACAAGAGCATTACTGCCAAAAGACCTAGGATATGACCAAATTAAGGTTGGGCAAGCATTTGGATTTGCTCAGTTCCCCCAACAGCAAAACAATACACAAATTAACATTGGTGGAGAGGTAGTTGAAAAAGAAACTGAACGGCAACTTGAAAAAGTGAAGAACAGAGCCGATTTTCAAGATTTTGTTGGCAAATTACAAAAGTGATATGGATTATAATAGTTTAATTTTGCGTGAGTATTACAAGGATAACTTTTACGCATTTGTGCAAGATGTCTTTGAACATTATCGTGGCGTGCCATTTAAACCGCATTACACAGTTCAACTTTTATGCGAACATATTGAATACAACATTAAAGGGCATTTTGAGTGGGGAATTTACAATCTACCAAGGGGCTGGGGGAAGTCCGTTATTATAAGTGAATTAGCACCTGCGTGGGCATTATTAAGAGAGCCAGTTGAAAGGGTTGCTTGTTATTCAAAGAAAATGAGTGAGGACGCAAAAGATTGGCACGATAAAACGCATACAGCCCTCACTTGCGACTTTACAAGTACATTTATTGAAAAAAATATTGTTTCAAGTTATAATAAATTCGTTTTACGCACAAATAGAGGCGGTTATAGGCGTGTTGCGTCTTGTCTTGCGTCTTCCGTTGGTTCAGACATTACACTTGCGATTATGGACGATCCACAGGGCGAAGACCATATTACAAGTCAAACAAAAAGAAGTCGCTTGCAGAACTTTTTTTCAAATGGACTTTTAAGAGCCATAAGAACCGTGGATTACTCTGTTATGGATAGTGCAAAAGATATGCAACTTTCATCAATGCAAAAAGAAGAGCTTGAGCAGTATAATATAACGCTTGCACTTGAAAACGAAGTAAGAGATAAGCCAAAAAATGCAAAGGCAAGGTTGATTGTTGTTATGCAAAGGCTATTTCCTAAGGACTTTTGTCACTATATTGAGGAAATGATTGCGGAAATGGAAAGGCAGGGTGTCTCAAAGCCACATACCAAACTTGCAATTCCAGCAATACACGAAGAGCCTAAGATATATGTTTTTCCGAAGTCAAATATCACATACGAAGCACAAGCAAATGAATTTACTCTTGCTTCAACATTAACAGCTCAAACAATACTGCAGGCAAAAGCACAAATGCATTCTTCTTCATTCCAAGCACAAATGCAACAAAGCCCAGTTTCAACGCAAGGGCAATTAATTCACGCAAGTTTTTTCAGTTATTACACACAAGAAGATATCCAAGATATTGCGGAAATGCAAAATGCAATTGATGTAAGTATGTTTATCATCGGAAATCAATACGAATACATAAGTGCTAATTCCGTTGTGTGTTTTTTGAATGATTATGAGCAATACAAAAAAAATACACTTTATAAGTGCTTAAATAGTGGGGATTTACGAAATGCCGAGTTGACCGAAATTGATGGAAGTTCTCACATTATAAAATCACTTGCAAATTTTTCTATAAATACACAGAGCATAAGCTTCAAAGAAAACAAATATTACAAACTGAATAATTCGGAATTTGTAGAAGTGAAGGAATTTTACCGCTATATAATAACAACCGACTTTGCAACAACGGATAATGAAATGTCGGCGGATTATAGTGTTGTTGCCTGCTGGGGAATGAATGAAAATTATGATATTTATTTACTTGATGTTGAAAGAGTGCGGGGCGGTGGCTTGAAGGTTACCAATATGTTTGATAGTTTTATTGAAAGGTGGAGTGGTGGAATTAGTGGTAATAGCTACTTAACTAAGATTTTTATTGAAAATGTTACGGGTTCACAAAGTATTATCCAAGAGTTTCAAAGAAAACACGGAGAAAGATTGATTGAAAAAATTCCGCGCACAAAGAGTAAATTTCCAAGATTCCTTGAGGTTGGTGGTTTTATTGAAAATAAAAAAGTATTTTTACCTCAACAAAATGTATTCATTAAGGGGAAGTCTATTCAAGATATGGTACGAGCGTTAATTGAAGAGTGTGAGAACTTCCGTGAAAATGAAGCAGATTATCAAAATGATGATATGGTTGATGTTTTGTTTGATGCTTGTAATTATGCAAAAACCCCACCAAAAAGACCAATGCTTATGGTCAATGAAGATTGGCAGAGGTATATTATTTAGGATTTATTGCTTAAGTTTATCATTCATCTCTTGAACTTTGTTATATTCAGCTAAACACTCAGCAAATAGTTCGTGTGGCGTTTTCTTTGTTGCAAAAAGTTTTAAATAACTTTCATCAATGTTTGATATTTTTGGGTGTGTTTTACCAGATATAAACTGTGAAATAGCAGAATTAATTGAACCGTGTTTGTTAAGATGTAAAATAAGTTTATATAATTCAAGTGTGAGTTTCATTTATTTATGAAAATGCTATTTTGCAAATCTTGATTACCAACTTTTTATTTGTCAAGGAAAATTTATATTTATAAATCATTTTTTTATATTTATTGTTATAAGGTGCGGAAATTTTATCATTTTTGTTTATATTTATAACATTTATTTTTATATTTATAAAAAAACACTTGACTTTTGGAAAGTTTTTTTTATGATGATAAAGCATAAAATGACATACTTAGGGCATTATGTTTTAGATTTAAGAAAGAGTAAAATTTAACATACAATCTTATGATAAACTTTATAAAAAAAATATTTTGTATTTTTAGCGAACACGCAGATAAAAAAAGAAAGTTGTCAAACGGTATAGTAGGCACGCAAAGTACATCTTGGTCGCAAAGTTGTAAATGTTGTTTTTGCCAGCCCATAAAGTCAAGCAGACCACCAAGCCCATCACAAATGAATAGAGATCTTAAGGAATGTAAAAAAATAAAAAAGTTATAATTCAAAATATGTTTTTCAAAAAGCCCGCTCCCATAAAAGCAAAAGAATCTGAAGAATATCCACGAGAGGCAACTGAAGATGAGTTGAGGAATGAATCGATGTACTCAAGTGAAATAAAGTTGTTTGAAATTTGCGGTGATAGTGTTATATATCACAATACTGCTACGAATCGGATGAAGACTTATACAAAGCGTGAGTTTAAAAATTTCAGCTGGGTCATTGTGGAGTCTAGGTTTGTTATTGGCGGAGTAATCTCCCATTATGAACTTCGGAACGACTACATTCGTAGCATATCAATTTGCTTTTACACAAAAGAAAACGCCGAGAAGTATTTAAGGGCGATTTTGCAATTCACTAAAGATAATATTCCACAAACATACTGCTATTGTGAAAATTTAATTAAAAAATAATATATGTCACTTACACCATTTGGCTCTTCAACGGCACCACGCCCAACAATAGAAATTAGCAACAAACTAAAACAAAGCGTGCGTAGAATACGCATAGTAAATCAAATGCAAGAAGAACAATATAAGGAAGTTCAAACTGAAACAACGGATGTGAAAAAAGACATCACATTTCCTTTATATGGGGAGTATATCTAAATTTCCATACAATAGAAAAAAATGAATTTAATTAAAAAATAATATATGATAATCAATGCTGAGTGTTTGACAAAAAGACAAAAAAGAGTTTTGATGGGAATGTTAAGAAAATTTGAACAACAAACGCTAGGGGAAAACTCACGAAATAGACTTGATTTAATAGATTGTTATATTATAAACGGAAAGCCTATTGCATTTATAATGTACAACAAACATCGAATGATTTACGCACTCTTTGTTAATAAAAAATATCGGCATTATGGCATTGGAAATAAGTTAAGACAACATGCAATTACCGAGTTTAGCATACCAATTGAAACATTTGCGAAAGAAAAATACAAAAGTTATTATGAAAGTCTTGGGTTTGTAATGTGTGAAACACGGAGAGCAACATCAACGCCGCGTAGTTTATCACCAAAAACTCGTAAAAAATATGAACTAAAAGTATTCATAAAACAACCTAACTAACCACATACTCTACTTCACACCGACATCTTGCCGTTTCACTTCTTGGAAGGCTTTCGTGCCTAGGGGTTGGAACTTCATAACCACTAACAAAAAAATTCCCTTGGCCATTTGATTGACTTCCACTTATTGCAAGGTGGTTTTGTCTTGGTTTTGCACCTGCAATAAACTGGCTTTTGTCCCACCAAGTTTTTTTTATACGGTCAATAAGTAACTTCCCCCTTGTGAATGTAAAAGGGCTTGGTTTAGCTACTTCAGTTGCACCACTTTCCTTAATGGCTTGGTATTCCGCATTTCTTATCTCACTTGAAGCCTTACCAGTTCCATATTCGGCGTTTGATTGTGAACGAGTGGGGATTTTCTTTTCAAGTTGATTTTTGAATTTTTTGACTGTTTCGGTTTTTGCGTCTTTTTGTATTTTTTCAAATTGTTTGTCAAGGACTTCAAGGCGTTTTTGTTTTGCCTTGCGTTTTGCAATTTCTGATATAAGCGTTGCACCAGCCAAAAATAGCAATTCATTTCTTAATTTGTTAGTTTCATCTTTTAGCTTGTTAACATTGTCTGTATAGTCTCCTAGTGCGTCATTATAAGCGTTTCCAAAGTATGTTGCTTCCGATTGTATAAATTCATCACTTGCCAACTGCTCCGTCTTGTTATTTACAAGAAGTGTATATAAAATATCAAATTTATTGTTGACCTTGTCTTGTTCTTCTGTTGGAACTTCAACGCTTTTAAGTTCAATTATATGTCTTTTATTGAAGTTGAATTGACTTCTTATTTCAAAACCCATTCCACTTTCCTTTGCATCTTGGAAAATTCTGCGGAATATGTAAATGTAGTCGGGTTTATAGTTTTGGATTATAGTTTGAAAATCCACGCTTCCTGAATTTGTGACAATGTTGATTAAATCATTTCCGATTCTGCGATAAAGTTTATTAAACTCTCGTATATGTCTATTTTCAATTTCTTTTTTTTTTGCGTCAATTTTAAATATGAAACGCTCACCATTTTGCATTTTTACAATGTATTAGGTTTTTTCTCGCCAACAAATCCATCATCTTCAGTTCCGAGTATCTCAAGGTCAGCATAAGAGTCATCAAGTTCGCCAAGTTTTGTGCGTGCCTCTTGCCTTTTTATTATTTGCTTTTCTGCAATCATTAATACTTCCTGCTTTGCTAAGTCTTTATAAAACTGAATCCCTTTGATATCAAAGCCCAAATATATTGATTTTCTTGTAAGTATATCACTGCCAGTGCCAACATATTTAAGCCAGTTTTGTAAGAATGCGTTTAAGTCATCTAAAATCATATCCGTAAATCCCGATATTGTTCCATCGTAAAATTCACGCAATGAAGCTAGTCTATTATTTGAATATTCACTAACACCCTCAATGACATTAGTATTTGCACCTGCGAATGTTGAATATATCATTTGCTTTGTCAATGCTAGTTGCTTTTCAATATCATTTGCATTTTGCACAACTGAGATTTGTTTGACATCGATTTCAATATTTGGGTGATTTGCTAAAAAAACTTTACCATTATTGTTTGTTCCCTTTAATTGTGCTGCAATAGTTTTCATAATTTTTTGCATTTTTTCTTCATCCCTTGTATCGTTACTTATTTTGCCTTCTTCGTTGAGAAATTTGACAGTAATAATTGAACTTGGTCTGCAAGAGTTTTCATAAAATACACGACTTGAATGTATGATATAGTTTTGCCAAAGAATAACATCTTGTATATGCTCCAACGGGCTTTTATATGTTTTTGTCTTGTAATCAAAATTTCCGAAAATAATTGCAATATCATTTCCATTTACGAAGGCACCAAGTTCTTTATTTTTTACAAACTCCCTATTATACTTATATCCCGTACCTATTGTGGAAATATTATAGCTTATAATATCATTATTATTACGATATTGAACGCAATGAGCAACTTCAATATTTTCTATTGATTTTGTCAATCCACCAACTAAGATAATTCCAACTATTCCGTTAGAAATATATGATTTATAAACGCCCTCAACGATGTCGTTCCAGTGCTTTGGTGCTGGGTATGAATTGGGGCGGTTAAGTATGTCTAAAAAGTCTAATGCTGGCTTGTAAATAGTTGGTGCGTCCGTATTATTTTTATCCTTTTGCAGTGCATACAGCTCGCAATCATTTATAATTCTAAGTTGGTTTAAAATAACAGTCTGAATTGCAAAATTTTTATTTATTTCGGCTTCAAGTGAAAGTTTTTGAACGCCACCAATTATTTCGCCAGTATAATTATCACAAAAAGAATAAAAGCCACTTGGAGTCGCTTGGTATGATTTTTTTTCTAACGCGTATTGATTAAACATACTAATATATAAACATTAAACCCAATAAAAAGGCTTTGATTGATTGTGTGTATTGCATTTGTGATTAATTGAAAAGCTTTCGCCTCAAGAAAAGCTCTTTTAGTCGCCATAAAATCAAAATATGTTTTTACCGATAAATAGAATATAGCTATAAAATTTAAAAGTAATACTAAAAATAAACCACTTGGCAACATTGCAAGCGAACCATTGATAAATGGTAATAATCCAATTGAGGAGTAAACCCCTACAATCCAAAGTGAAAGTTTAATAACTTCTTTTGCATTGTCTGTTGGCTTTGTAAACTGTAAAAATGTGCTTTTTATTTTTCCGAACATACGGTTCATTTGTTATGAATAAAAGCTTGACAATTATTTTTTTCTACTTAACATAAAGTAGTTTTTTAAAAAAGCAAGAATTTAATTGCATAAATTGTGCCTGTTTTTAAACCACCAATAGGCGTGGTGAATAACGCAAAAAAAGCCATTCAATGGCGTGAAGAATATCCAAAGGAAACAAGTAGTGCAGGAACGCATTGTCAAATAAAATTCAAAATAATAAATCATTTAGTAGTATGAGTCAAATAGAACACAAACATATTCAGCTTGAAGCAAAAAACTTTGATGAAATCAAAGGAGTTATAAAGGGCTACGGTGTAACTTATGGCAACAAAGACAGGGTTAATGATATAATATTACAAGGTGCATTACAGGAAAGCATAGAAGATTATAATGCAGGTGTTAATGTAAAATATCTTTTTGAGCATCAAGACAGTTTGGAATTAAATTCAAATATTGACAAATTTGAAAGCGATAATATAGGTACACCTATACAAGCTGCGGTAAGTGAGTTTGCAAAAAATAAAATGCCAACACATTTTAAAAGAATTATCGATGGTTTTAAAAGCGGCAAGGCTTTTTTGTCAGTTGGTTTTTTTGTAAAAGACGCTTATGTTATAAGGGGTGGTCAAAAGGTTTACATTGTCAAAGATTCACAAGAAGTTGGCAACAGGTTGTCAGGGGAGACAAGATATTTAGAAAAAATAAAAGTAAGAGAATTTTCATTCACAACTAATCCAGCAAATATGCAAGCAAAAATTTTTGATTTAAAAAGCATTAACCTTCCAAAATACCCTATTGACATTGAAAGCTCTTGGGACGGAACGCAAGCAGAACAAAGATGGAGAGAATACACAAAATCTGTTGAAATGCCAAACACAAATTATAAAAATGGCTTTTTGTACTTTGATGCTGAAAATCAAGATTTATTCGGCTCGTACCATTTACAAGTTGTTGATATTGTTGACGGCGAACCTAAAATAATTGAAAGGGCAGTGTTTGCAGTTTATCAAGCTATGAATGGTGCAAGAAATGGTTTGAAAGTAGTTCCTGAAAATGAAATGCCAAGACTTCAAGGGGCAGTTAATGAGCTATATACAAAGATTAACCGTGTGCGTGTTGCGGAAGGAATGGAAGCGTTGGAGATGCCAAACTTTAAAACTAAAAGTGAGTTTGATATTGCATTGGATAGTATCAAAAATAGAAATATTCCAAATGCAAAAACAAATTTTGAAAGAATGCTTGTTAAGATGAAAAAAGAAGGAAAGCTTTCACTTTCACACTACGAAATTAGAAAACTTGTTGACACGGTTGTTGGCACAGTATGTAAGGCAAAATTGCCAACACAAGAAATTGAAAAAATACTTGACAATCAAAATAATGATGTTAATGAACAAAAATCCGAGCCTCATTTACCCGAGGCTCATTCTCATGACAACCTCATTGAAGAGGTCAAAAATCAAACATTCGCAGATGCTATAAACGCAGTTGCAAAAAACTTTAAAAAATAATTAACTATTCTCAATTAAAATGAGTGAAAATACAAAATCCCCAGAGGTTCTAATGGGTGAAGCATTCGCAAATGCTATTGCTCCAACGCTAGCACAACAAGGCGAGCAAATCAAAGCTTTAACCGAAACTCTAACGGAAACAAAATCCGCAAAAGAGGAGTTGGAAGCAAAATCAAAAGAAATTGAAGCAAAAGCTGAAGCGGAAATAAAATCCGTGAAAGAAGAGTTTCACGCAAGACTTGACGAGATGAATGAAAAAAAATCCGTAAATGTTAGTGGTGCAACGCAAGTTATTGATTACTCTACGCTAAATTATCAAGTTAAGAGCGATGTGGCTAGTTCTTTTTTAGACGGCACGCAATACAATCAAGAGCATGGTCAAAAGGCTTTATTTTTGTACAAAACATTCGCAGAAAAATACCCAGAGCTTTCACAAAAATATAACATACCACAAGTTCTTAATTATATTGAAGAAAAGTCGATTGTTCATAACAGTACCGATGCAAACCTTGGTGGTATTTTAAGAAATGCACCATTCATTCTTGATATGATCGTGCAACAAAGTGGTGAATCTATTATTAGAAAATATGCTACTGTTGCATCGGCGAATACTACAGTAATAGAAATACCTTATTTAATGAAAGAGGGGCAAGCTAAAACTCGTAGTGTTGGTCAGGATTTTGAAGATAATATTGCTGCTAACTTTGCTACTAAAAGCGTGACAGCTGCCGAAGTATATGCACCAGCAACATTTGACATTAATACCTCACTTACAATGTCTGAGAAAATGGGGATGCTTCTTTCACAAGTTGAAAACAACTTGCGTTATAATGTATATGCTAAACTTGATAACTACTATCTAGGTGGGGGTGTTATCACACAAGGTTCTCAAGGCAGAATTGAGTCTATTATACCCGATGCGTCAAATCAATATGAATATCAAAATAACATTGCAGATGCCTCTTACCAAATGCAACTTGGAAAAATTGGATTTGTAAAATCTGGTGCGAATGGAGATGTTACATTTGATAGTCTAAATCGCCTTTCATTATCTTTGCCACAAAATGGTAAAAGAAAAGTGTTTATGTGTCACTCAGCTGTATATGAACGAATCAAAGGGATTAAGGATACTGCTGGTAACCCATATCTATTGAATGGTAACGGTATTAATTTATTTAACCAAGAGATCACAGGTATTAATGGTGCACAAATTGTCATCAATGATAGACTTCCTTTAGATACTGCTATTTATGGTGATATTGCTGGTGGTTATACTATTGTTGACAGCTTTGGTGGCTATAATATGCTTTCTCGCCCAGGCACTAATAATTCTGGTGTAAATAGAATTATTGCCAGAGTGTTCTCAACAGCTATGATTACATCTTACCAAGCATACAGACTTTACAAACTAGTCGATTAATAAAAATTAACTTAATATATAAATATATGCAAACGAATGACGCGCTTTTTAAAGCAAATGATGCACCGCAACTACTAGTTGCGACAATTACAACAAACACAACTACGGCAGGCGTTTCACACGATTTGTCAAATTGTTTTGACCAAATTGTTGCAGTTCCATTGACAGTTTCCGCTTACAGCGGAGCTGGTTCAGTTAAATTATTGCTTCAAGAAAGCGATGATAACTCAACATTTACAACCATTCCAAATGATAACCTCAGGCTAAAAGATGCCAATGGCTCTTATTTGGAAGTTGCGGATAAGGCGGATACTGCGAAATTGTCAGGCAATGGCGTGTCAAAACTTGGATTCTTGAAGTCTAAAAAATACTTCAAAGCTTCTGTTGTTTCGGCAGGAATTACTGGCTCAGCGACTGTTTCAGTGGTTGTCCAATATGAAAAAGCGTTTAAAATTTAATTGATTTACAATATATGATTGGGGTTTTTAAAAAAAATATTTCATACCAAAATGGTTGCATAATATATGATATTTATATTGGCGAACATCGTGATTATGAGTTTTTAAAACAAAACATTCCCAGTCATATATTGAAATGCTATATTAACGACGGCACTTTGGAATTGTTCCAAGCAAACGAAGAAATAAATAGCGGAATTGATACAACACCAATTCAACTCGAAATTGAAGCGCCAAAAGAATCTGAAGTTGAAATTATGTACAAAACAACACAAAGTATTCAAGACAAGGACGGAAGTGAAATTGAAGTTGGAACTCAGTTGACACAAAAAGAACTTAAGGAAAAAGGCTTCACAAAGAAAAAACTTGAAGCACTTATTCAAGAAGAAAAAGTTATGGAAGTAAAAATCGTGAAATGATAACATACTTTTCCGATGTCAAAACATTAACACGGAATATAACAAGCTACCCTATTACAGTTGCCGATGTCAAGGCTTATTCAAAATATTATAGGAAATCAAAAGATGACACGCAAGACGCTTTTATTCAAAAGCTAATTGCACAAGTGGTTTTAAACTGGGAAAGCGAAAGTGGTTTTTTATTGCTTGACCAAACATTCAAAACAAGCTTATATAATCAAAGGGTAATATATGAACCTTTTAAAGGCGGATTGACGAGACTCAACATTCGCTCCTTTGGCAACATACTATACCACCCTTGCAATTGGAATCAAACGGACGCAAAAGAAGTATTGTCAACGGATTTATACTATTGGATGCCTGAAAGCGGAACAACTCCTGCAATGTTTCAATTAAAAAGTGGTGTATGTCATCTTGCATTATTTGAAGTTTATAACAATCTTGAGGTAACAATAACAGGTGGTTATGCACTTAATAACTTTACAAATATTCCACAAGATATAACGAACTGCCTTGCAATGCAATGTTCCGACCTTTTTGACGCAGATAATGAGATGTGTGACGGCGGGGGATTTTACTCTTATGAGGTTCAAAGGATATATGAAAAATACAAGCCTTTTACAATAACTATTTCAATTTAAATGCCTTGGGGTAAAAATGGTCAATGTTGCAAATCAAAAACTTCAAAAAAGATTGACAACTTGGGGCTTGTTTTTGACAAATCAATTTCTATTCAAAGAAATTCACAAAAAGCAACATTAAGTGCAATTTCAAATACTGAATGGGTGCTGACAACTTTATTCACAGCTTTTGCCGACATTAAAACAAGAACAACGCCACAGATGATAAACGGCATTAATACTGGAACTTCAATTACACATATATTTTCGATAGAATATTCAAGTACAATATATCAAGCCCTTGCAGAACTTACGCAAGATTTTTGGGTTTTGTATAGTGGAAAAAGATATTATGTTTCAACACTTGAAAACATTGACGAATCTGATAAGGTTATTCGTTTAATTGCAAGTCTTCGTGGAAAAGATACGGTGGAGTTTTCAAAAAGTAAATGATATTTAAAATACACGAACCACTTAACACAAAAAAAGGCATTAAGTTCACAAAAAGACTTGCACCACATATTGCACTTGCAATAAGGCTTGGAATGGAGCAATCGGGAAAAGAGTTGCGTGCATATACAAAGGAGCAAATGGTAAAAGGTGCAAAAACAGGGCGTGTTTATAAGGTCTACACAGGCTTAAATGGAAGGAAGTTGGCAAACCCAAAATTTCACAGGGCTTCGGCAGGTGGCGAGTTCCCAGCAAGACGCAGTGGCAACTTGTTTCGTTCAATTGATTATACAGTATTTGGTTCAAAACGCCTTGAGTTTGGTGCAAGGGCAAGGTATGCAAAATATTTGGAACTTGGAACTTCAAAAATGGCACCACGAGAGTTTTTAAAACAAACGGTAAAAAAACTTGACAAGCAAACGCAAATCAATATTGTAAAAAGAATAAACCAAGCAATTAAAGCCAAAAGCAAATGAAAGGCAGTGATATTGTTAAGCATATTGCGAAAGAGTTGCCAAAATATACAACGCAATTCACAACGCAAATTCCAATCACTTCCATAACAACAAACAACGGAATTGCAACGGCAACGATTGCTTCAACAGTAGGCTTGACAACGGGAGCAGAAATATCAATAACAGGTGCAAAAACTTCAATTAACATAGCTTCAATTACAAGGAACGGTAACATTGTAACAGTAACAACGGCAACAAACCATTACTTGCCTGAAACGGACAACACGCCAAACTCTACAAAGAATAAATACAAAAACTCAATAACAATTCAAGGGGCAACTCCAAACGAATACAATGGCACTTGGGAAGTTTATACAAGTTTGACTGAAACCGAGTTTACATTCAAAATAAAAACCGTACCAACGACGCCAGCAACGATAAACGGTGTGCTTGTATTAAATGATTATGAAAATATCAACGGTTATAAAACTATAACAGTAATTGACGCAACAACTTTCACATATTCGCTTTTAAGTAATATTAATTTTCAAGTAACTGGGAATCCTTTTATAAATGTTACAAGGGTTGCAAATTCACTTTCACAGGTTAATATTGAAAGATGCCATAACACAGATGAGTCTGGCATTTCACAAAATTGGTTATATGTTGTGCTTGGTGCGGGCGAGTATAGTAATAAAGATGGCGTGCCAACAAGTGATGTAACGGCTACAAAATATACAGCACAAGATTATGAAATGGTTTATCAAAAAGTAATTGAAGTTTATGCAATCTTGCCATTTGACCAAAGTAAGAAAAACATTTTACAAGGCGACCTTTCAGATGAAATACACACAGTGATAACGCCAGCAATTCAAAAGACACTTGCACGCTTTGTTATTCCGTCCCCTTTTAAGCAAAAGAATTACGAAGGCTTGACATTACAAAACGACACATTGATTGAAGGGCTTTTTGAGGGTTCTTATTCATTATATCAATGGTTATTTACAACGCAAGTTAGAATTACAAATGATGATGTTTATTCTTATACAGCAGAAGCACCATTACGAGAAATATTAATTGAATATCAAGGCGGAATGGAAAGTAAAAATATTTTTTGAAAATACTTGACAATTATTTTTTCATTGCTTATACGAAATATAACAAATTTTTAATAACTTAATGTTCATTAAAATCCTAAAACCTTTTTCATTACAAGGTAAAAAATACAAAGCAGAGGACACACTTGAAATCAAAGAC